CAGCTCTTAATGCCTCAGCTCTTGGCGGAGAGCAGCAGAAAGCTTATGCACAGAGCAGGGCACAACTAGCATCCTTACTTGAAGCTTTTACCCGTCCGCAGAATACAGTAGAGAATACTCTTATTCAGGCTCTCAATGCATTAAAGGGAGCAGTTACCACTACGAATAGCACCAGGTTCAGTAATCAGAATTCTTCTCAGAATACTACTGGACAGCAGAATCAAACAACAAATAGCCAGCAAGTTGCACAAAGAGGCGCAATTAATCCCGTGAACCAGCAACTTCAAAGCTTGGGACAAACTCCTTTGAGTGATAGGATTACTGGTCAAGTTATCCAATATAATCCAGTGAATACGGCAGGAGTTGATAATGGTATTAGTATTCAGAATACTACCAATTCCAGTGGTGGTGATGGTTATGATATTGGTTCTATTATTAGCAGTAATAGTGGCACTGACTATTCTGGCTATTCTTCTGCTGATGCGGTTCGGCAAGCTGCTTACAATAATATTGATGCAGCCGCTACCACTGACGAGCAATATTACGATTAAGGAGGAAAATCGAAATGCCGATCACAATTACGAATGAAAGTATCTACGGAAAGCCTCAACCCGCAGAACCTGCCAGGATTCAAGTAACTCCGCCACAGCCAGAAGTTGATCCATTTCTCCCAGCTATTGAAGCTGTTCAGAAAGCAGGAGATTCTCTGACTAAGGAAAAGGCTCTGCTTGATCTGACAAATCAATATGGGGAATTCGAGTCCCAGAAAATGAAACAGTTCCATGATATGGCTTATGGGCGTTTTGGAGTTTCTGGATTGGAGAGGCAACTTAAATTCTCGGAACAGAAAGACCGTTCGCATCCTATGTGGCTTCAGTATCAAACTGATAGTGAAGAAACTGCTAGGGCCAGGGCTATGTATGATAAATCTCTGTCTTTGGCAGAAAGTCATATTAGAGAACTCGCTTCTTCTGATCCGGATATTACCAGAACGAAAACCCGTATTGGTGCATTCATGAAAACTCAGGAGCGTTTGCTTAATACAATGCTCCAGAAGGAAGGGATTCAAAATGAGAAAGTGGACCAGATCACTTCTGTTCTCAATAATGATAATCTTGCTGCGGTTCAGGCAATCTATCCCCAAATAACAGATCAACAAGAGTTAAAATTACGGGCGGCTCAGCTTATCACGAATCCCAAATTCAGGGATGAAGCTTCTGTTATTATGGATCCCTCTGCTAAGCCGCAAGATTTTCTTACTGCAGCAGTACATGGTGTCTCTATGGCTGTTCCATATGTTCTGCAAAGGCAGTCAGCTTTAACTGGCCAGGATCCTACTCAAGTGGAAAGTGAAGTCTCAAAGATGCGTTCCCTTGTTCTGAATCCTGACGCACTTCAAAAGGAAGCAGATAAGTTCCTTTCCCCCATTGAAAAACAGGAGCTTGGGAATCTCAAACAGAAATCAATGCTTGCGAAGGATAAGGACTCCCTGGCAAAACTGGAAGCTCTCAAAGTAGAAACGGCAATTAAGGTGATGAAAGCCTCCAAGAGAAACAACCTGCTAGGAAATGCTGAAAGCTGGCAGCCTGTGGATGGTATGAGATTAGCGGATCTTCCTGAGTTTGATTCTTTCAAGGCAGCAAAGAAGCCAATTAACCTTGAAACCATCTATAGGGAATTCGTGCATAACGCTCCCAAAGAAGCAAAGTCTTCCAGGGCAGCCCTTGTTCAGCAGCATCTCTTAAAGAATGCTGAAAAGCTGAATGGCACTCTGTATGGAGAAGTTGTAGATTTGTCAACCCTAAAAGCAAAAACTCAAGCAATGGCAGTTCCTGGAATTTTTGATAGCCTTTCCCTCGGACTTGAGAATATCCTTAGAATGCCAAACGCACTTCCTGCTATCACCCCGTTCTAATAAAGGAGTAATGTAATGGATCTCACAGAATACACCGGAGAGCAATCTGATGTTTCCTTCTCTAAATTCGACACTGAATCTAGTCTAGGAAGTACAATCCTTGGAGTACCTTTGGCGGCAGCTGTTGATACTGGAATTTCTATCTGGAATTCAGTGACCCCAGAAAAGTATTCCTATAATACACATGATGTATTGGCCAACCTTAATGAGAATCTAGCGACTGTCTATGATGAAAATCCAGAGACAATCAAAGCTCTTTCCTTCATTGGAGGAATGGTTGCGCCCACAGGTCTTGCTCTGAAAGGAATGAACCTTCTTCGTTCTGGTGCCAAAGGAGTTAATTGGTTCTCCGCAGCTGGTCAGACTCAGAGAATGGCAAACATTAAGGCTGCCTATGAAGGAAGTGGAAAAGCTAGTTCTGCTTTCCGTGGTGCTATGTGGGAAAATAGATTTGCAACAGCTGGAAATGCTTTAGTTGATGCAACAGTTTTGGAGGGTGTTCTTTATTCCACAATGAATGCCCATCCTTTCATGGAGGATTATGTAAAAGATCCTCTTAAACATGCGTCCATGAATATCCTTTTTGGCTTTGGTGTCATGGGTGGAGCTGGTCTTATTGCCCAGAGATTTGCAACCAAAGGGATTGCTCAGGAAGTTGAGCAGGCTTCTCATAGTGTTCTTCTGGAGGGAATGAAGGATTTCCAGATCACAGAGAATCTTTCCGGTTACATGGCAATTCACCGTGCAAATTCCCAGAATTGGAAAGATATTCTGGAAACTCGTGCCGATTCTCTTACAGAGCATACAAAGAAACTCCTTGAATTCAATATCGCAAATGCTGACGCGGCACAATTTACTCTCTTTGATGGGATGGCCAGCCCCTCCCTGAAGAAGGAAATTGAGAATCTCGGGAAAGGTGGCTCGGCCTATAAACAAACTCTTATAGATAGAATTGCATCTGATCCTGTGCGCTTTGCCAATGTGGATACTATTACATTGGCCAAGGTTGGGGATTATGCAGACCTTTCAGCAGCCAGGCAGAATCCTTTCTTTGGAACTACCACAATTCCTGGAGAGGCAATTCCTCTCTCTATGAAAGCTGTGACCACAGATAGGGTTCGTCCTGTCACTGTGGCTTATAATCCAGAACTTGATACATTCATGCTTCCCTCTGATATTAGAGCTTATGGGGGAGCTGCTGATCTAGGATATACAAATGTTGATGATCTTCTCAAAGGAACATCCAAAGACTGGCATGTTTATCCTAACAGGGATATTGGGATTGAGTCCCCTTTTACCTCATCTCCTACTATGGATGCTCATTATCTGAAAGCTCTGGCGCATTTCGATAGACTTCCAGTTGAAGATCTTTACAAGCCAATAACAATTGCGCCAGACGATTTCGGAATGTTGCAGGGATATCTGGCCCGAGTTAAGAAAGAACTACAAAGTAATCCTTCTTTTGATGTCACCAAGACTAGATTAACTCTGACCAAAGAAGCCCCTGTTTGGAGAGATGTTAATGTAGATCTTATGGCCCAGGCTATTGCTAATAAGATTCCTGTTTCTACAGTACCACATGCTGCTCAAGGTGTAGCTTCTCATGAGTTAGGACTTCCTCCTGTTAAAAATTCTATTCTTGATGATATTAAGGATTGGTTACAAGGGAGGGAGGGACTTAAAACAGACTTGATGCGTTCACCTAATCTTGGTCCTGAAGCCAAGAAGTTGGCGCATGCTTTTTCTGGAACTGATGAATTTGGCGGTCATCCTGGTATGGGTGGGATGCATCTTATGGAGCGTGGATTAAATGACTGGCGTCGCGGGAATAGAGCACCACAGAGACTTCTGACTGAGAAAGAGGCCGAATATTTCGGGGATGCAGAATATAAAAGATACCGAGCTAGCGGAATGTCTCATAAACAAGCAATGGATTTGGTAGGAGAGCGTCCATCTATTCTTGGAAAAGTCGTGGAGGAACTTTGGAATTCTCCTGAATCTGTGAAACTCCGTGAATTCTTAAAGCAACAAGCAGATTCTGAGGGTTATATTTATCTCCTTCGTGGAATGCGCAACCAAGCTAAAGGTTCTCGTGCTGGTGAGAGTTTTACTCCAGCTATGTCTGTGGCTAATGGATTTGGTAAAGTTTCCATCTATCGAGTCCATACAGATGATGTGGTTGGATTCCTTGGTTCTTATGGTGGTAGTATTAGTGGTGGAGAACTTGAATTAGCTGTGGATGCTGCAACCCATCCTATTGTTACTTCTATTCCGACAGGTTCCAAAGCTGTCGCTGGGACAACTACTGTTGATCTTAATACTCTCAGGGAAACTATCAAGGCCCATTCTTCTGCAACTTCTGCTAATGTAGACCCTATCACAGCAATGAATACATTGGTCAGTGAGAAAATGGGAAAGATCCGAGAGTATATTAAAATTGGAATTCCTGAGGAGGTCATTTCAAAGAATCTCAATGTTCCTACACAAACCATTCAGAAAGTTGCATCCGGTCAGCCTGATGATCTTTTAGCTATGGAGCAATTCTCCAAATATACTGATGCAAGTGCCATTCAGGATTACCTTGCTCCAACCAATAGAACCGTCCTTCTTAGAACGAACTCCAATAAAATCCCTCACGCTATTATCAGGAGTAATATTGGTGTAGGAATCACTGGAAGTACGGATGATATTGTTAAGGAAACATTCTTAGCTACGTCAGAAAGTGGAATGATCCGTGAAGCTGCAGGATTCTTTCTTGGGACGGAATTCAGAACTCTTCGTGATGTTATTCGTGACAAGTTGAATCTTATTAGTAATCCAGCTCTTGGCAATAAGTTCCTTGGCTCAACTGACCATTCTTTAAGAGGTATGAAAGAGGTCGGGCCAATTGCAACCTATCTTGGAAAGATGCGTACTGATCTAACCAACAGGGCAGTAGATAAATTCTTTGCTCCAGTTAAGGATGATCTTTATACAATGGTCAGGGACAAGGCAGCTCTTGTGGAATTCAATACTGCTGATTCCGTTAATGCTGGAATCAAAGGATATAGAGAATATAAGAACCGTCAAATCTGGCACATTGATCCTCAGCAACCTACAAAGATGGTTCCAAGTCCTGGCAATCCAAATAAAATGATCGAAGTCCCGAATCTCATTGCGGCCAAGTTCAATGGGGAAGAGTTTAGAGTCACTTCTGATTCTGTTGATAATGTTTTCCAGTGGATGTCAGGATCAGGACGAGAGCTTTATAAGCAACAGGAAACATTAAGGAAAATTCCAGGTCTTGGCAAACTCAGTGATATTGGTCTGTGGGTTCCTTCTTTCAGTCCAAAGGATAAATATATTGCCTATGTGATTGACAAGGCTTCTCAGGCTACAACTCTGCTGCATGGAAAAACTCCTGAAGAATTACAGGGAGCTATTCAAGCATTCAGTGGGAAATCAGGGGTTATTGTTGGACAGACTCATGACATTATCCAACACGGTACGGAGCAGCAGTTATTTAATATTATTGCAGGGCGCCATGATCCCATGTTTATGCAATCCGCAGATATTACAATGCTGAAAGGTGGTTCCAGTGGGGCAGCCAGAATTTCTACTTCTACTGAACGTCTTGTGGAAATGGTGAATGCCTATGAGCATCAGATAGCTTATAATATGGGTAGTATCATGGAATTCCAGCTCAGCGATGTGTTTGATTATCTCCATACTACCAGCAAATACACACAGTCCTCAGTTAAAATGCAGCCTGGAGCCTCGGGAATTATTAAGAAAACAGAGAAGGATGCCGCAGCTGTCTTGATGAATACTATCATGGGCAAATCCAATTTGGATCAGTATGGACTTTGGCGTGGAACTAATCAGATCTATTCAGCAATCCTGGAGAAAACACTGGGAACTATTCAGGATGTCATGGAACCAATTCTGAATACTGGCAAAAACCTTTTCGGAAAGGGCAAGAATCTTTCCGACAAGCAGTATGAGGAACTTCAGAAACAGCTTGAAATGAGAGGTATTCCTAATCCATTTAAGGATTTCCAGGAGGCTGAAGCCAGGAGACTTTTCCATCAGGATAGGGTTGCAAAAACAGAAGCTCTTTCTACTCGTGTAACAGTTCTTGCAAATACCTTAGCAGCTACTACATTGCTTCGCGTTGGGGAACTTGGCCAGGCTTATGTCAATGCTATCTCTTTACCGATTCTCATGACCTCTGAGATCAGCAGTAAACTCCCTGCAAAATTTATGAATGCAGAACTTGCAGTGAATCCTGAGTTTGATGTTGTCAGGACGATGTATAATGGCTGGAGATACAATCACAGACCTGAAGCATTGCCCTACATTCAGAGAGCAAAAGATCTCAATATGTTCAAGGGAGTTGTCTCTGAAGCAGATGAGCTTTTCGCCAGGACTCGTTCTTTGGACCCAGGAATTCTTAGTACTACAGAGAGTCTCATGCGCAGCAAGTTGGTGGAAACTCTTAGTAAGGCCACCGATTTCTCAGAGCAGGTTGTCCGTGAAAAGGCTTTTTCAACTGGAGTATATATTGCCAAGACAGCTTATCCAACACTTCCTGACGCAGGTGTAATGGTATTTGCCAGGGATTTTATGGACCGCACGATTGGAAATTATGCAGCTGCACAAAGACCTACGATGTTCCAAGGGACTCTTGGTGTGGCAATGGGACTCTTCCAAACCTACATGCTGACAATGGCTCAGAGTCTTTATAGGCATTTGGAGAGAGGAGAGTTCAAGGCCCTAGCGAAAACAATGCTTGCGCAATCAACCATTTTCGGAGCCAAGAGTCTGCCTGGTTTTAATATCGTAAGTGAGAAGATTGGGGAACATTTCTCTGATCAGAATTTCGATCTTGTTACTGGAACATTCAGAGCACTTCCTGATAAGTTGGCGGAAGCTGTAATCTATGGACTTCCAAGTAGTTTTTCACAAGCAGCAATCACAACCCGTGGGGAAATTCAGCCGAGAGTTCCTGATCCATTCAAGGGAATTGGCGCTATTCCAGCAGTTGCTTTAACAGGGCAGGTTTATGATGCAATCAAACGCGTTGGGACTGCTGTTTTTCAGGCGGATAAAACTGCGGGCCAGGGAATCTTTGAGGCTATTTCTATGCAAAGTATTTCCAGACCTGTCGCTAGGATGTCTGAATTGGTTGCTGGATACAGTGTCACAGGAAAGGGGAATTTAGTAGCTGGGCCAGATGAAATCTGGGCTTGGAATAGTGTATTAGCTAGAGGTTTAGCAACTAGACCAGTCCAGGAAATGAGGGCCAGGGATGCCATACATCTGAATAGTATGTATGGAAGTATTGACAGAGAAAATAGGCAGGGTATTACTATGCAGCTGCGTTCTCATTTGAGGGATGGAACTTTGAATGATGAAATAGTTGCTAATCTTGCAGAGCAATATATGAGAACTGGAAGTCCGCAAGGATGGAATAGTGCTGTTAATACTGCAATTGCTCAGACAGAACTTCCTGCAAATCAGACAGTCAGGAATTATCTTGCGCCCAATAGTCCCACAATGATGATGATTGACAACATGCACTAAAAACAAAAAACCCCACAGTCCGATTAAGGAAAGTGGGGTTTTTCTTTGGGCACTAGGAAATGAATTTCAGGATAGCTTCACAATGGTCCGCCTGGTTTCTTGCGTCAGACAAAGCATTGTGTTTATTTCCATTGAACCTTGGATTTGGAACTCGTGGGAAATGCTTCTTAAGAGTAGAATAGCACTGCCTTTCATAATATTGCCATGGAATTTCAATTCCCGTTGCCCTGAATGCGTATTCCAGAATTGGAAAATCAAAGGCTGCTCCATTCGCATAAATTAAAAAGTCACGATATTTACCTCTCACCATTCGAATATAATTCGATAAGTCTTGAAGGACATCAATGTAGTAGCTGGTTCCGGAGAATGCTTCATGCGCAACTTCCGGCCTTTGATTCCTCCACCACGCCATTGTATCCTTTTCATCCGAGAAGTCTGGATTAAGTGGATCCCACCTGATCTTTTCATAGAATCCCTGCGGGGCTTCAACATCCAGGAAAGTAGTTGCGCCAATGGAAAGAACATTACAGCCTGGAGTTCTTCCAGTTGTTTCAATGTCAATCATCACACGTATTGTTGTGTCCATCAAGTTGTTCCTTTATGTAGTTTTTACCGTACTGGGTTAGAAGGTAGGTTGTTTCTTTTCCTCTTACTGAACCTGGGGTTTTTGTGAGAATGTTATATGCTATGCACTTTCTTAGAACTTCCCTAACAATTGTCACTCCTCTTCCTGTGGCATGAACAAGCTCCTTGGTTTTTATTTCCTGGAGCTTGTTCATTGCTTCTAGGTAATAGATAGGAACAATTGACGATTCTACTTCCCTGGTATAGTTGAGAGGTTTGTCAACCATTGCCTGTATCATAGAAGAAAAAATACTCATGTCAGAGCGGAATATCATCATCCAGGTTTGACATTGTTCCTAGAGAAAATCCAGGTAGTGGCTTGTAATCATCAGGATATTCTGGTTCCTCTTCTTCATCAATCCCCAGTTTAATCTCGATCTTTTTCAGGCAGGCCTCCTGTTTTTCGGATACTGTGGTATTCCCACGGTCTTTAAGACTCCTTAGAAAATTCTTCTCCCAGGAATTAAGATCCTGTCCGGTTGCCTCATCTAAGATAGCCTTAACTCTTGCTTGGATTCCTCTCGTTTCTTTACTCCTTGCGCAATTTTATCGCCATTATACCTCCCCCTGGTTTCATAACTCTTTCCAGGCGGAACAGGGGGGTGTTTGAAGAATACCATCTGACCTATAGCATCTCCTTCATGTAGTCGTATCGAATGGTTGTTTGTATCATTCTTGAATTCAAGGGTAAGAACTGAACCATGCCAACCTGCATCACACCATCCAGCTTTTAGATGATTGAATCCAATCCGTGCCATTGAACTTTTAAGCATATACTCAGCACTGATGTAATTCGGCAGGTGGAATACTTCCTTACTGGAAGCCAGGATAAACTCTCCAGGAAGTATATCAAATGGCAACCTATGCTGCACTGTCTTAAGTGGAGTTCTATCCCTTAAGACAAGAACAGTCCCTTCATCAGCTTCAAGCAGAACATGATTTCCAATATGGATATCAAGGCTGGCGGAATTTACGCAATTATAATCTGCAAACTCGATAACTCCCTGCTCAATCAGTTCACAGATTTCAGTATAGCTAAGTAACATTTTTCTTCTCCCAGAGTCTTCCAGTCATTCCACATTTTCCGGTCCATTTTTTACTTCTTTCATCCCTAGCAGAACTCCCCTCAAGTCTACTAGAAGAAAGTGCCCAGGAATCTTTCCTGTTCACTATTGGATTCATGCAGCGTAAATTCCAAGGACTCCCAGGTTCCGGCATGCTGTGTTTACATTCTCTGCATAACCTTAGTTCAGTCATTATCATTCTCCTATCTGTACATCACCTAAAAGAAAAACATCTTCGAGAGCATTTGCTATTGCTGCATTGGCATGTGTTTCAAGCATCTCCTTTCGTACGATTTTTGCAATCTCTCCAAACTTCCAGATTTCAACATCTCCTGAAAGTGAATTCGTCCTGACTCCAGAGAATCCATGTTTCTTTAATTCAAGTGCCGTCATGAAATCCGGATGATCTGGACGTTTTGAATCAAAGTCATCCGTTGCCATTTCCATCCTTTAGTTGCGCAAGTTCGATTCCATAGGTGATTCCTCCTTTGCGAATCTCCATTACGAAATCCTGAAGTGCTTGCTCATTGTTGAAAGTAAGGGAAACCCCTCCACTTGTACTTACCAAGTACTCAGGTTTATTATCAAGTTTGTCTATGATACCGCTAACGATCTTTGACATCACGATTTTCTCCTACTGTAAAAAACCATTCGATCTCCTCCTGAATGTGCCTCGAAAGTAAACTGACCTGTTCAGCATTATGATCCGGTGGGAATTGTACCCTGACTCCGATCACAATTTCTGCTGAGTTCACCAGAAGGGAGTTTGATACCCTTACATTTTTCGGAATGCTCATTGTTCTTCCTTGGTTAAGTAATCCATATTGAGAAGGCTATCGTCCCAGTCAATCTGTGGTCTATGTAATGGGAGATACCCAGTTTTTCTACCTATCTTCAAGTGCTGCACTTTTTCTGCCTTGGTCAAGCCAAGTATTACGTCCTGCAATTCTGTGTATTTGTTCAAATCTTTTGATACGATTTTCCAGAGCTCATTAAGTGATTGGGGTTCAGTGGATCTATTTAGATGATCTAGAATAGCGGCAGCTGCTCCCGAGTTTCTTGCTTTTCCGAACTCTCCAAGAGCTTTTGGCATTCTTCTTTCAGCAGCGTGTAATACTGTGTTTGCGTTAACTGCATCAGCGGATGTGATAACCTTGCGCAAATTCGCTGACGCAATAATAATACAAAGTTTGAGAATGTGTGTAAATCTTCTTGTGCTGTAATGGGTAAATCTGTGGTCGTCGATCGGCTTGAACTCTTTGTAGATTCTGTCAAATATGGGTTTCGCATCTGGATCAATCCTCATAGGTCCATTACAAGAGGCCCTTATTTTCTTGAGTCTTTCTACAAGGGCGTCCCTCAGTTCTTTGTTATCTTCATCTGGGAAGGTAATAAATTTCCCTGTCGGTTCTGAGTGGATGAAAAGGAATCTCGAGCAGAATCCGTTACCAATTGCTTCTGGCGGGATTGCCATTGAGAAATTTTGCTGGGTATTGGCCCCCAGGATATTGACTGTTGGTTTATATACATAGACTGACTTTCCATGAAGTTTTGGGTGGCGAAATTCTGGAGGACAGTCCCACAGCTTTGTAAGTCTTGTCACGAATGGAAGATCCCCTTGACCTATGAAATCATTAAATTCTTCGGCCATGACGTAACATTCTGTGGGATTATCTGACACAAGAGTTTCTAAATCAAGGTCGATATCTGAATTGTCCTTCTTCCCCATATCTGCCAGGAACATTTCTTTCGACACGGAATCTGCTGCAAAGGTTTCATATCCTGCCGCTCTGAGAAGTTTTCCTCCTGGGGACATTGCTGTGCCTTTTCTTGCGCCAGCACTTCCCATGAGCATGATATACTGATTCGGATATATCTCTCCCTTCCCAAACGGAAGCCATACATTCCTCCCCAATAGCGCCCCGATAATGGAGATTGCTGTCCATCTGTGATAGATACTTGGGGATTCACTCTCCCCGATGTATCTGAAATATTCCTTGAAAAAATCCGGCGTATCAATTTGAGTCACTCCTTATTAATGTTATTGGTTCATGGGTCCAGTAGATCTTGCACTCCCTGCATTTCCATTTCGCTATTCCCTTATTGTGAAGAAGCTGAATCTGTTCCGATCTGCATTTTGGGCAGCTAATTTTCTTTGCCGCCCTCATTAGATTTTCTCTCCTGCGAACAGATTCAGTGACTGCCTGTAGAAATTCACCTATATGCACTAGCATTCCTGCTCCTTTAAGTGTGTGCCGCAGGCGCGCCTTTAAGCATGTGGCCCCAGTCAGTTCCATATTTATAGTCAACTGGAATCTTTAGGATGCGCCCATGAATTTCTGTGGGATTGTTGAAACATTCGATTGCTTCTGCTCGTATATCTTCCCTTCCTTTCCTATATTGAAATGGTGCACTGTCATGAATCTGAGCCTTCATCCTGAAATCTTCTGGTTCCCGTTTCTGTAACTGCCACTGTTTCCACCATCCCCTATTCAAGATAGAGACTGATAAGTTCTGCGGTCCATGAGCGACTGCGCTTGCAAATATCTGATGCTTCTTGTCAATATCCCCGAAGAAATATCTGACATGACCAAGAGGGGAACGAAGCATTGAAGTCGTTCTGATTTCATTCTTTACCTCCGCATACCACTGTCTGATCCTTTTGAATGGTTCATGGTATTTCTCCAGGAGAAACGTGGCAAAAGCTTTCATTGAAACCTGCCCAGCATCTGGTCCTATGGAAACATCAAGAACATTAGCCGCGAACAAGAGATTTTCAATTCCAGCATTCACGATGTAAGTATCAGGACCCATCATATAGTTGGTTCCGTGAGCAATCCTTTTGAGAACCAGATTCCTGAATTCCGTTGTGACCTTCTCATAATCCATGCCAAAGAACAGAGTTCCCAGACTCTTGTAGAAATCCCTGCCAGGTGTTTCCAATGCCGTTATAAGATTTAAGTCCTGCGCCAGGTATGCGGTACAACGTGCTTCACTCTGGGAATTATCTGGCTCACATAGAATGAATCCTTCATCTGCTATCAGCATTTCCTTTGCATAGTATGGAATGTTTTGGATCTGAGTTCCACACCAGAAGTTGGATTTGCTGCTGGCCATTCTATTTGTTTCCGTCCCAAATGGATTTATTGTGTAGAGCATCCTCCCATTCTTCTGGACGAAATCAAAATATGTACTGATGGCTTTGCTGTTTTCGCGATAGGAAATGATCCTGCTGGTGAAGGCAAATAGGATTGGATGCTGTTCTCCTACTGCTGAAAGATTCTTTTCATCCGTTCCACGAACGACCCTCTGCTTCTTTCCATCCACTTTCTTAAACCCAATCTTTGGGTCTTTTGCTCCAAGTATATCGTATACGTAGGTTTGTACTTGCCGATAAGAGCCTGGATTAAAACCCGATGGTTTTTTTGCACGAATATCTCCTTTATCATCAGCCATTATTTGAAGCTCTTCCAGCATCTTTCCTACTACGATTTCACGGGCTGCGCGCAACTCCTTTCTTTTATCATTATCAATGAGGAACCCTTCGAATCCACAGTAAAGCGAAGGATAGACCAGTTTGAATTGGGTCGCATAATTGCGTCGAGCATAGACGGGCAAATGTCTAAGATAGTGCAGGCAAATCCTTGCGGTGTTGAATGTATCCCTTCCATTGTATTCCCAATATTGACGGATATCTCCACTCTTTGAAGCCTCTTTCGCCTGCTGTTTCCATTGCCGATAGTCTGGCAAAGTAATTGAAGCAACGAAATCAAGACTCTTAGGTAGGGATACGTATTGTGCGTGGGCCATTCCCATAGTATCCAGGCAGAAGTTTCTTGGCCAGGCCCTGTATACTATTGAATGAAGGCAGTCATACATTCCGTTATGCATACACTTAGGAATATCCGTAGCATTCATTTCCTGCATGAACAGGATCGCCTGCTTGAATTCCCAGTCTGATATCCAGTGGGGTTCCATGAAATTGAAAAATGGAAGAACATAGGTGACAAACTTTCCTGCTCGTGTGAAAGCTGTATAGGAAACACAGGTAATTATAGTGATCCCATTCTCTACAGCTTCCGATTCTTCCTCAGTATCCCCAGATATCATTGTTCCCTCTGGGGAAACTGTCACTGTTTCTATGTCATACGCCATGAAAAGGGAATCATTAAGAACAATCTTGGCTTCCCTGAAGGTATCCAAAGTCTCAAGAACCTTGAATGTGAATCCTTTGTTGATCTTTACATCCAGATGCTTGAACTTTTCCAAGTCGGTCTGAAGGAGAAAACGCCCATGATCTACAGTGTTTATCTGTGCAAGAGAGTTGCCGACAATAACAGGAACTGAATAATCAAGGCGACTACCACGATGTTCATTAAGAGTCGGAGTTCCCGACACAACATTGGCAAGGGTTTTTTCATTGCAAAGAAAGATTCCATGGCAGCCACTTGTTTTTGCAAGATCAATGAGCTGGGAAATTGATAGTGTTCGTGAAGTAGAAAGTGCCGCATAGCCTTGTTCCCTTATGAAGTATTGTAGTACATTAAGGTAGTTCTGTTCTAGTGGATCATAATTTACCAGAATTTTCATGCCTTACCTTTCTTCAGATCACGGTAGGTACGCTGGAAAGAACCATGCGGATATTTGAAAGTGGTAGGCATTCTGCTTGCCGTAAAAACAGAACGTGCATAGACAACCTTCAGTTCAACTTTCTCAAATCCAGTCTTTGCCAAAAGTTTCCGAATCTTCTTGCAGCGTTTTGCGTTCATGATTTTCTCCTAAGTGGAAAACACAAAAAGGGAAGAGGATTTCTCCCCCTCCCCCTAGTTCTTACATTTACTCTTGTGAGGGTGCCGGAATAATCCGAAGTCTCAGCCAACTGTTCACATTGCCATTCTTATCCTTGGACTTGGTATAGCTGACACGCCCATAGAATTCGATTTCATTGGCAAAGAGTTCGAACGTATCATTCAAAGTCATTCCATCCATGGATTCCAAGTCACAAATCTTCCTGGCTTCCCGTTTGAAAAGCTCCAATCCTTCTTTGGTTCCTTGGAAATTCAAGGTGAAAAGACTTCCATCAGGAACAGGAGGTTCTTCATCGGAAGAAAGTTCCAAAGTTTGGACAGTTGCAATAACAACCCGAATGGATTGCTTTACTCCATCATCATTCTCGAACTTGGCGATCTTTCCTGAAATGGTTTTCAGTTTGTAATCGCCAGCCGGAGGATTGATATATTCTGCTGCTTCCTGGAATTCGTCCAGGGTTTCGTCAGCAATGGATTCCAGATCGAGGAGGGTAGATACTTTGCTCATTTTGATTCCTTCTTAACAGGTTGTGGTTTGGGTTTTGGTTTCTTGCTTTTGCAAGGTCTTGGAGTTACATTGAATGGTTGCTCATGTGGATAATGGGATTTTTCCATTTACTTTATGATTCCTCCCTTAACAAGGATTTCTGCCATAGTAATCTCAGCAGCTGATTCCACTTTGATTCCGAGTCGTGATTTAGTTTGTGTATTCAAAGCGTAGGTTGTGCTTGATCCTCCTACATGCTTTTTGTTCCTCACCTCCAGATTAACAATGGTTCCGAAATATTTACCTACCCGTGTGGAAAAGTTCTTGGTTCCCATGAGCGGGTAGATTTTTGTACGAATGAGAGTTTTGTTTGGTCCAGTTCCTGAATATTCCTCATCGTAAAGTGTGTGGGTCAAGACAACAAAATTGGTATTCTTCCCGAGCTGGACAACTTGGAGAATATTTTTCAGCCAATTGTTGATCGTTCCCCACTCCTGGATTTGCAGAATTGCATCTTCTGGCTGTCCTTTCAGCAGCGCATTAACTCCACAGTCTGCAAGTTGAGAACCTGTATCAATGATAACAAGTTCATTGTGGTTCATCTTGTTGAGATTGAAAACCTGGGTGGGAGCATTTGTTTTTGAACAGGCCAGACAATTGATTCGCCCATGTTCCTCACAGAGAACTACATCTTCCTTTGCTGAGAACATCTTCAGCATTGTGCTCATTGCGTGAGGATCTTTTCTCGTGTCGCATATTCTAAAGAGCTGAATCTTTGCAAGAGCAGAATCAGGAAGGCCCATTGAGAGAATAGTGTCGTGCCCATTTTCCAGGTCCAGATACACTATTCTTTCTATCGCTGGGATTAAAGCCGCTGTTGCCGCCAGCCTTGTTTTTCCGCACCCAGAATCTCCGTATATCAGAATAGAGTGGCTGGAAGATTGCTTTTCTCTCGCCTTTTTTAAGGCTAGCATATCCATGTCAATCCTCCTTTTTCTTCCCTGAGATATATTTCCACAGCATTTCTCCTACGGAAATAAACCACAGGATTATCAGGAAAAGAATAATAAATTCAAGAAAAAGTTGGATCATTCCAGCTCCTTGACAACAAGCGTTGCATACCCTGCAATATCATCCCAGTGATCTTTATGGTCCGGATTCCCTGCAAGGATTCTTCCTATCTTATGTACGATCATGTCCAAGGATTCTCTTTGCATTGCGCTGAGATAATTCCATTTGTTTGAGGTATGCAAATGGAATTTGATTCCGTCCGTGATAGCGGCATGAGTTCTAAAATCCCCATGAGTTTTTTGACGCGCTGCCAGGATTTCCTCAATCGTTTTATTTCCTGCTACTACTGATTTGAATTCCTGCTCAGTAACCCCAACTTTTGATCCGGAATCAAAAGTTGCCGGAATATCAGGAGATTTCAAATAATGCAATTCCTCTTTTGCCCGCATAAGATCCCAAAACTGTCTGATCGGAATATTTATGATCTCATTTTCACATCTCTTGATGTCGATCAGCTTCCTCTCCGCTTCCAAAAGACTTTGATACCTGTCGAGAGAAATGTGTGCTGTTTTCCCAGTAAATCTAACCTCTTCCATTTTTCTATATCCTTTCTATATGATCTTGGATTAGCTCATCCAGTTTGAAGGTGAACTGATATTCGGTTTCGTCAGGTTCTTCCTTCTTCGGAGTATCCAAAGCATGAAGTCCACAAGTTCCGAATTCTGAGCAGGGCTTATTGAATTTAAGACAGCTTTCTCCACGTTGCGGAAAGATTCCCATCTCCATCATCTCTTTTATTCTCTTGACATCTATGCCTAAGGTAATAAAAAAGTTGAGCCGATCCTTCAGGCTCTTTGGGAAAATCAATGGAGATATTTTTGTCCCGTATCCATCCGTGTTGGTGACCTGTCCGACGAAATAATAAACGTCGTAATCTGCATTCTCCTTTCCCACAATTGCGTCCAGGATCACACTGTAACCGATAAGCTGGTTTGAATTCATATACAGTGGATCTAGGACGTGAAGATTTAATCCGGTTGTTTTGAAATCCAGCACTGCATGTCTTGCTGTGTATTTATTTTTGAGGGCCAAGTCAAGATACCCGACATAATAAAACACATCGTCAATATCTATTCTGAAAGAAAGCTGAATTGCCTGCTTTCCGTCGAAGGTTGCCACTTCCCATTCATCCCTCAGATCATCCAGTTTAGGGAAAGAGGCAATGACAAGATTACAGGCCGTCAGTTCGTTTTTCTTGACCGTTTCCGGAATTGCGATGTAGCCATCTTCAAGCCCATGATATGCCAGATAACAGTCAAATAAAGCCCGATCTTTATCTCCAGTAAGGAAATAAGTCACGCACCCAGCCTCATATGCGTGACCGAAACAAAAGTTCTCGTTGGTCTTTCTTCCTCTTTCCCCTTCCAGTAGGCGGGTAAGTTGGAAAAGTCTCTCACAACGAAAGAGAGAGTTCATTGTTGTGTGACTAAGACGAATTTTCATTGGCTGTTATCTCCATTACCCATTCGATAAGGATGGAATTGAATCTGGTATCCAGCTCTTCCTCGGTTTCATTCTCAGAAGTTGTGGATTCTACTGTTTTGTTAAGGAAAGACCGAAGGTTCTTCTCATCTACCTGCCCGACAAATCCCACTTTCATTCGTCCATGCCCTCAAGAACTACCTCATCTTCAGGAATTGCCAGAGTAATGACGATATTGATTTTCAATTCCCTCCTACGTGTGGCTTCCATCTTGAAATAAACAAGGGAAGTGCTGGACCATTTGTGCAAAGGAATATCTGTTCCGTGGATCTTTGCCACTGCTGCCAAATAAGGAATGGCAAGAGATTCATTCTTCAGATTCCCCGCTGCGAATTCATCCAGCAGGGCTTTCACTGGAAGATATTCTGCAGGAGACAGGTTCATGTTGATAAGTTTCGTGTTCATTTATTTTTCCTCGCGAAGAAAGCATTGATAGTTGAGTCAAGTTCTGCATCAACCAGGAAAACATCTTTGTCATGCGGTGATTGATAAATTCCTCGGTATCCTTTCTTGAGTGTTTTAATTCGGATTAGCTGATATGATCCAGCTCCTGGCTTGAATTCAATGAACTGCTCTTTCAGCCAGTCTTTAAGGTCCTGAAGCTGTTCTATCGGGAAAGTAACCACTTTAGAATCCTTCAAGAGAAAGATCAGCAGAGAGATCAATCTGTGGCTTCTTCCTGCTAGTTGGCTTTTTAATTTCGGCCAGGGTTTTTGCGTCAAGCATCAGCTTTTTAATGCAGGCCACCATCCTACCAATATCTTCTGGGAGCAGAAGCTGGCAGGCTGCAGGATTTTTCAGGAGAACAACCTTCAGATCATCCATTTCCGTTTTTATTTCGGCTCCGGAAAGTTCCTCCAGTTGTTTGATTCTTCCCTGAATTTCAAGTGCCAGCTGTTCGTTTTCATTCATCTTCTAATTCCACCTTTGGATCAAATGGGATTTTAAGGATTTTAATGACCGCTTTCTTGGTCGCCTTGATTGTCAGATGCACAACTCCTACCATCTCTTCATCCTGCTTCTCCTC